CCGCCGCCACAGGCAGCACCGAGCCAGAAAGGCTGCGGCAGCTCTCCAGCGTTGCGCACCATTACGGGGACGTTACCGAGATGGTATGTTTTCGTGAGGCCACGAAAACGTTCGTGTATAGCGTACATTTTGTTGGTGTCAACAAAATGCTCGTATGTAGTGCCCATGATATCCTCCTTACTGCTTTTGCAGTGCCGCTCTCATGCGGTCAAAGAAAAATTGAATCACGATGCCGATGGTCTCATCGGTAATGGCCCACGAGATGAATTTTCCGTACTTGCTTGTGGCCAGGGCCGCGCGGAGCATCTGAGCCACCCAGGCTTTGCGCTCCGCGCCTTTCTTGGTGCCCTGGATATCCTTTTCTGCCTGCTCGATGAGCTGGAGCACGGTGGGCTTGACTGCCGCACCATACCCCAGCCGGATGCAGCCAAGGGCGTAGAAGATAAAGCCGCCCAGCATCAGAGCAAGGGCCACCGGGCCAGGGACGGCGCTCAGAAAATTGCTTACTGCTTCCATGTCGTCACTCCCTCTAAAAGATACTTGTCAATGTCAGCTTTTGATTTTTCCATACCGGCTTTATTATCGCCGTTCAACTGGGCGTCAAGAAGATTGCGCACGCCGTCCAGCGTCAGGCGGCTCACCCGGTCGATTTCGTCAAAGCGCTTCAGGTCTCTGGCAAGAGCGGCACTGTGCTGGAGCTGCCCCTGCTCGATGACTCCCACGCGCCTGTCCAGCTCATCCAGCCGTTTGTCTTGTGCATTGTTGGGAGCCTGTGCCTTTTTGATGTACTTGTGGATGATGTCCAGCACCTTGTCCAGCGTAATCGCTGCCGCGCACGCACTGCCCAAGATGCTCACAATCCAAATTAAAGCCTCTTTTTCAGCCATGTGCCCTCCCTGAGCCGCGTCAGGCCCTTTGTCTTGATGATCTTCGGGTAGTTGCGGGTGGTCACGTTGAGGTCAACGTTGCCGGAGATGCCCGGCACAGAGCCTTTGCTGGTGTGCTGGTGGGCGTGGTAGATGTAATCCACCTTTGGCGTCTTGCCCGTGTAGTCCGCCAGCCAGACGTCCCAGCGGCCAGCTAGGCGCTGCATGTCCAACTCATAGCTGTAACCCGTGTAGGTGTACAGCTGGGCATAGAATCCCATGGCTTCCACCTTTTCCAGCGCATACGCCACCACGTTGGTGAGGTCAAGCGTGGAGAGTTTTTTGAGTTTATTTTCTTCCACGTCCACGCACACGGGCATGGTGAGCTCTTTGCCGTGTACTGCTTCCCGCACAAGGGCCAGCTCTGCATCTGCCATAGCTTCGCTGGTGGCGTAGGTGTAGTAATAGACGCCCACGTCCAGCCCAGCGGCCCGGGCGCCGCGGTAGTTGCGCTCAAAGGTCGGGTCGATGTACAGGCCGTCTGCCCGTTTGGAGAGCTTGCGGTTGGTGGATACCGTCTTGAGCATGGCCCCCTTGTAGCCAGCCGCTTTGACCTTGCGCCAGCCGTCGAGGGTGATTTTGCCCTGATAGCGGCTCACGTCGAGATAGCGGTAGGGCGGCTCACCCGTCCAGCCCGGTACGGTGTCCACAGTGGACACTTTTTCAGGAGTGGGGGCGTCCGGCTCCTCTGCCTTGTCTCCGGCAGCGCGGGAGAGGGCTGCAAGAAGCTTGGAGATAAAATCAAAGAGTGCTTTCATATCGTGCCTCCTTATTGTTTATTAGAATATTGTATTCTAGCGAGGGAATAACTTTCGATTCCCATGGTTTTCACCTCCATTTTGAAATTTTACAGATTATTTATCGACAGCGTATTGCGATGGTTCGCAGGCAGTCTTTCCAGCTGTCTGCTTTTTCTTTTTACACCATCCGCTTTATATCTTGGTAATGGTCCAATATTTCTGTAGACTATAGATAAACTCTACACGGTATTGTACGGTTACTCCATCCGCGCTTGTTGCCGTCAGAATTGTACTTACGTTCGAGTTTCTAGTATGTGAAAGAACACAGGTCGTATCGTTTGAGCTTAAGATGCCAATGCCAGATACTACAGATGTGGCTGTAGTATTCCATGTTACTTTCTGGTTCGTCGCGTTACTCGGTGTAAATACTGCGGTGATGGTTGGTTTGTCGGCATATTTGTCGTTCAGTGTCAGTGTAATTCCCGTCACCGCCACATAGCTCGTATACACGAGGCGGGCCTTCCCGCCGACGCCGACGTACGCTTTCTTGACTTTTCTTGCCTTTCCGCCCACGCCGACATACAGGGCCTTGACGTGCCGGGCTCTGCTGCCGATGCCCACAAGTAAATTCTTCCCCATTTTGATTTCTCCTTACCACCGATACCTCGGCTTTTCCTCGTGGAACAGCCTCCACCGCAGCGCGTCATCCACAAAGATGCAGAGAACGCTCAGCGCCGCCCACAGCAGACTGAACGGCAGGCAGATCTGTCCCAGCAGGTTGCATGGCAGGCCCGAGTAGTCCCAGATTCCGAGGCCCAAATACAAGTTCAGGATGACTCCTGCCACCAGTTCCACGGCGGTCACCAGGGCGCTACCGCAGACTGCCTGCTTCCACAGTGACATTTCCCAGGGTAGGTAGTTGTTCAGGCCCCCGATGAGCACGAAGCATACCCCGCCCACGATGCCCATGGTCCAGTGGGTGCGCCCCCGCCAGAGCAGCTCCACACCCATGTAGAGCACCCCGCCCAGCACCGCCAAGATGGATAGTTTGCAAGCTTCTCGTTTCATCATACACTCAGCTTCTTCGCAATGGCCTCCACCTGCTCTTTTGCCTTCTGCAGGATGTCCGCCACCTCGGCTTTCAGGTCCTCCGGCAGCGCCACGCCATAGGAGATGCCTTTCAGCACCTCAAGGCTCGTCTCCCGGCCGATCCACTGCCGCAAAGCGTTGTTGTAGGTGGTCTGCTGGGTGATGGCGCTCTGCTTTGCCGTGTACAGCGTCACGATGTCGGCGGCGGAGTACAGCTTGCACTGCTTCCCGTCCGCATGGTAGGGGTAGGCCGTGGCCCCCAGCATCACCGCGTTGAACACACCGTCGATGTTGGATTGGTCGGGCACTTCCAGCGAGAAATGCTCCTGCGTCCCGTCCCCGAACAGTACGTCGATGCCCGCCGTGATGGCCGCTTCGCAGGCGTCGGAGGCTTCCTCCAGCTTCTTTGCCCGCAGCGTTTCCATCTGCTCTTCCTCGGTGGGCGGGGTGGGCACTTCGCCGTACTCGTATACGGTGTACTTCTCGTTTTCGAGGGAGATGCCCCAGTACGTCTCGCCCGGCTGTGCGGTCTCGTTGTGCTCGTTCACCGCCGCTTCCACCGCAGCATAGTTGTCGTTCTTCTCTTCGTCCAATACGGGCACTTCGTAGCCCGGCGCGATCGTCTTCTCGTCCATGTCATCCTCCATTTTGAACTTATTCGTAGACAAACAGAACTTTATTGGTCGTCAAGCTAGAGTTCGCACCGGGGTCGCTTGATTGTGCACCAAAGGTAAAACCGTTCGCGTTGCCTGCGCCATTAGCGTACTTCACGTTCAACTCGCTTTTCAGGATGTAGTCCAAATTGTCGTTTGACCAGACTGGAATCCACGTATCACTTGTATTGTGATTCTTTCGTGCCGCCACTTTGATCATACTTCCAAATGCACCTTGGTTACAGTACGCCAGATTCGACGAAGTTCCGCTGTATGCGCCATTCCAATAGGCCATAAAACCCATATCCGGCACATACTGCTGGTCGGTTGCAGCATCTTTCCAGCCACTTGGTCCTACACTCGTCAGCGTCCGAGTTGCTTTGAACGCAGCGCTTCCAAGTTTCGCTTTAATCCAGTTCCAGAGAGCGCTCAGTGGCTTGCGGCGATAACTCACAGCAGACTCGTTTTCGCCATTAACATGCTGTCCAACAAAGTAATCTGAATCTTTAGGGATATTGTTTTCTACATCTAAGGCTTCAATAAGCTTATTGATGTCTAGCGCGTCCCCAACAGCCTTTGCATCTGCTGGAGCGTTTTCTTTACTTAAGGTCTTATCTGTTCCAGCTCTTGAGCCAGCCAGTTCTGCGGCGTCCTCTGCAGCTTTCTGCGCTTTTTGAGCTTGTTCGCGGGATGTGTTGGCATCAATCCGACTTTTCTCGGCAGCTTCTTTGCTGGCGAGAGCGCTGTCTGTGTAGCCTTTGATAAGCTTTGTTGCGTCGTTGACGGCGTTTCCTGCGGCAGCTTCCGCTTTCTTACGGTCTTCCTCCGACTTCTTTGCGGCAGTTTCCGCCTGTATACGCGCAACATCCGCGCCCGCAACGTCACTTAAAGTATTCAGCGTCTCCGCGTTCATCGGAGTGCCTTCAACCTCAGGTTCATCATTGCGAACCAACGTGACAACTTCCGATGTGCCGTCAGATTTTTTCATTGTCCATCGGCCTGGGTACTTTGCCTTGCGGTCAACAAATACCATAGTAAGGTTCACCTCCACAGATTGGCTCGTCGCAGTAAAGCAAATGATCGTTTGCGATTCGCTCTATCTTGGCCAAAATTTCTTCGATTTCATTCATGGTCTTGTATGCCAACTTATCCATGCTGGTTGGAGTGCTTGGCAGACCACCGGGGCCGCTGCACTTGGCCCGAATGTTGGATACGTTCGATAGCCAGCGATTTGCGTCGCTTGTGGTCATGTATCCTTCCACCGTCCAGTTCGTTTTGATAGAAACAGACGCGCCAAGTGTAGCGGCAAGCTCGGACACACCACTTTCGATGCGGTTGTAGTCCATGTAGCTCAACGCACCTTTCATGCCAGCTGCCCATTCTATCCGCTCTTCTTCCGTCCACGTTCCAACGTTGGCTTTATCGTGCAGTTCGTTCACGCGGTCAACATCTGACTGCGTGCGGTCTGTAATCCATATTGCCATAAAGCCTCCTTGTTAAGTAAGAATGTTTCCATTAACATCAACTTCCAATGTGGAAGGAAGAGTAAATGCCGGGAGAACAGGATACTTTTTTTTGACACCAGAAATCGTCGTATATGTATAATAGCTATTATTAGACTTGTCCGAAGAGACAACAGCAGAATTGTTATACTTGAAAGATTCCGGATAAGAGAATGGCGTTGCATCAAAACACCTTGAGCGAGTCCATGCATAATTAGAACTTCCGATAATGTTGTAAAACATTTCACTGCAATTCGGCAAAGCCGCGCCCTCCTTAGTAATGCCAGAAACGCTAGAGCTCATGCCAAGTTCTGTTGCAGACAAGAGAAAAACTTTGCGAGATATCCAAGTGACCGCAGAGCCATCAGTCGTATGAGAATTGCCGGCATCGTCTTTATAAGTCTGAGGACCGGGAGAAACTCGGATGTTTGTATTCTTGATTTTACTGGAAATACTAGAGTCAAGCGTTCTGAAATATTCGCCGTTCAACCACTTGTCAATAGTGCTACCGGAATATATATTGGTAAAACGACTATCATAGGAAGCACTTTCGGTGCTCCACACATGCGAAAGTACAGTCTTGGAAGAACGAGCGAGCAAAGAAAGGCCTTTTCCGTTTCCGGGGAATGTTGGCCACTTAGAAGAAGCTTCTTCATAATCATGCTTTGCAAGAACAAATGCGGTTCTTTGATTGCTTTCTTTGATATAAAGTGTTGTTCCGATGGGAAGAGAGCCAATTGTAGCAGGACTTGCAACAACAGAACAGGTTGATTTTTCCTCAGCAGCGGTAACGGTAATTGTTGCGCTACCTTTTTTGAGCCAGGTCACGCGACAGGTCGAAGAACCGTTGCTCTTGGCTACGATATCCAGCCGAACAACGTCAGAAGGAGACGCAGACCAGTTGATTTCAGGAGCCCCGTAGTTATTAGGTACAAACGTTGCGGTGATATCCTGCGGAGCGCCCCAACGAACGCCAAGAGCGCGTGTGCTCAAGTACAAAGAAGGAGAGTTGTTGACGACCGGGATTGACGAGCTGACAGAGCCAACGTATGCCGAAACGGTAGCATTTCCCTTGCGATTGTACTTGACCTCACAGGTGGATTTGCCGGATTCGTTTGTAAGAACGCGAAGCGTGACGATTCCTTCCGGCGAAGCGCGCCAGCTGACAGTAGGCAAGTCGGGGGCATAAGGCAGAAGTTCTGCGGTCAACACCTTTGGCTCATTGTAAATCAACGACAGAGAAGACGAGGACAAAGACACGGACGAAACGTCTGCCAGGACATAGCCGGAAATCGTGCCTTTGAAACAGCCCGTATACTGGTATTTGCTTTCCGTTACGAAGACGCTGGATGCGTAGCCAAAGTTGTGATTGAATTTTACGTGGTCAAATGCATCGATGTGCGGGCTGGCGCGATACTCAAGTTCGACCTTTTTGCGGTTTGCTAGCATAGCATAAGCTTCAGTGATGGAGTTTTTGCTCTTGACAAGCATTGCTTCGGTCAGCAGCTCGTTGCTGACGGTCTGGGTGACGCCTTCCGCGTTAGAGCCTTCCGGGTACAGATGCTCTTTGCCATTAACGTTGCAAGACACATTCTTGACGCGGGACGCAAAAGAGATTTCAGGCCACTGGAAGTTATTGATAACTGGAATCTCGTATACTTCAGTTCCCTCTTCTGCGGTCAAGTTGACTCGCTCGATACGAATGTGACCATCTCGCGTCTGGTACAAAGCCATACCCGCTGCGTTTGCGGCCAATTGCAGGATGTCTGAGTTCTTGTACGAAGTTTTTTCGGAAGAAATATCGGTGCTGTATTCTTTTAGCTCTTCGGAAATGTAGAACGAAGGAACATTAGAGGGCAACGTCTCCAGTGCGTCGTAGCACATCTGATAAAGCGTGCCCGTCTTTCGACCCGTGTAGTTTGAGGTCATCATGAACTCAAGGGCATCACGAGCCGTGAAAGACGCTTCCAGGCCATTAGAAGGGACGCTCCATTCCGAAAGATAGAATTTGCCGCCATTAATCCATTGCGTTTCTCCATCCACATCCATGCCATAACGGACGTCCACTTCCTGCCGTTCATACAGATATCGAAACATGCCGCGAGGGTTGATAGCATCCCACGTTTTTTGGCTGTTGTCCAAAGAGAATTCGATGCTGTCTTTAGGAAGCTGCGCCGAGATCGGGTCTCGGCTGGATGTGTGCGTGTACGAAACAAGGTCTTTTTTGCTATATACCTTGTGAAGGCCGACCATGATCCATTCAATGCGAGCACGACGATTTGGAATGCTCCATTCCAGAATGTCAATGGCAATGGAGTCGTAACCGTAAATTTCCCATTCGGTCTCAGAATAAACACTTCTGTTGTTCGATACAGTGATGGTACTCACAACGGCGGTTCCCTTATAAGCCGTGAGCTTGAATTTAGCTGCCCATTCGTTCATCATGGACGACCAAACGACCGTCAAGCCAGGAACGGCGCGTGTGTGCACGCTGCCGAACGAAAGAATAATGCGCGGGTGGCTGGAATCGCTCACGAGCGTCTGACTGATAAAACCGGCATCTGCGTAGGGGACAGAATCCGGCAACAATCTGAAACTGCCGTCCAGAACGTGCAGATTTGTTTCCCCTGTTGCATATTTCGTCAATACACGGTCAGGTTCCTTCGTGGTATTTTCGATATTACCAAAAGGAACCTGTGCAGTTGCGCTTGCGGTGGCATCCTCTTGAACGCCTGGTTCGGTGCTATTGTAAGAAATCTCAACAAACTCTTCCGGCACAAGAGTATCGTTGAACTTATCAAGCCATGCTTGAGATGGATGTTCCATACGTCAAACCTCCACAAGCGCAAGTGCGCAATTAGTCCAGCCCATTATCTTGCCGGTTTTAGGCCCTCTACGCCACATACCAGCCGTTCGGTCAGAAACGTACATTTGCCTTGTTTCATACGCATTCGTTGTCTGATTCAAAAATCGAACGGAGCAGTAAAACTTGGTAGTGAAGGGGCCAATGGCGGCGGCCCATTGTTCGGCAGTAAGATAGTTCCATTTTACGGAAATTTTCGCTACATCATGCCGAACAACGGAGCCAACCACCTTGCCCTGAACGTTACGGCCAGAATCCACAATGGTGCTGGTTGTCGCTTCATAAGAGGACGGCTCCGGCATTTCTCGGCCATCAATCGTAATGAGTGCTGGAATCGCCAAAGCGGTTCACCTCCTTAATAGCTATAAGCTTCGGTGCCCATAATAGAACGGCCACGTTCGTTTTTACGCTTTTCAACGGTTGCGGTAAGCTGTTTGCCATCGAGATAGACTTTAAGGATATTGTCTTTGTCCTCGTTTCCGTACCGTTGCTTGTAATCAAGAAGAGCATTATAAGCGCCGTTATAAACAGCTTCACGGATTTCTTCGGCGCTAATCTGTGTGGTACTGGCCGCATAGCTGCTCTGCACACCACTGTTCACATCGTTGTACTGAGAGGTGCCAGGAACGTTGCTATAATCAATCTGCCCCAAGTCGGATTCATCGTAGCCAGTAGAGCCATAGGAGCTACTGGAAGAGCTCTTTTTGCCGCCCATGCCACCAACGATGCCAGCAATGGAAGCAGCCAGGACAGCCGCAGCACCCAGAGCAACCAGTCCTGCGGGAATGCCGAAAATAGTAGCAGACAAAGCCGCGCCGATGGCGTTAAGCATCGCCACGAACGATGCGCCAATGGTAGAAATCAGAGTGCCCATAGACGCATAGATGGTCGGAAAAGCGCTTGCAAGCCCGCCAGAAAGAGCTGCGCTAATTGCCGTAGCGACAGATTTCAACGGCCCTCTCACAGCCTGGAACGTCGAGCTGAGAGAACCGCCAAGCTGTTTGGTTTTCTGCAAAATCTCGCCGAATTTCGAGGTAATGCCGTTTAGAAGCTCGCCGCCAATCTGATACGCCTGTGCGGACAGCGTAGACAACGCATTGGTCAGTTGCGTGCTCAAGTCGGTAATCATATTGGTTGCGATAGTCTTGATTTGCGTGCGCTGCTCTTCGCCCATTGCGTGCCACAACACGGCAGCAATCGTCGTACCGATGGTCTTCACATCGCCACTTTGAGCGGCTTCCCAAAGGTTCTGAATGGTTCCAAAAAAATCATTCTGCAAATTGGTATCGAGCTGCTGCCAAGTGCTGGTGAGAGTCTGGTCAAGGTTGTTTACAAAGCCAATGCCAGTCTGCTTGCCCTGTTCGATGAACTGGTTTCCAGCATTGGTTACGCCATTGATAAGGCCCTGCATGGCTTCGTCAACATAGCCTTGAGCAGCGGCAATACCGTTTGCAAGGCCCTGGTCAACATAAACACCGATTTGCTCGAACCACTTAGACGGGGAGTGGATATCAAGCTCATCTTGAGCAGTTTTCTTAATTCCATCCGTGAGCTGTTTAGCCGCGTCGTTTGAAACATTGGTGTTTCCTGTAATGCCCTTCGTGATGCCATCAATAATGTTTTTGCCAACGCTTAACGGATTAAACTTAGAAACTTTATCAATCAGTTTTCCGAACCACGTTACAGCGTCTTTGATTCCATTGATTACATCAGCAATCAAGAGAACAAATTTTTCCGCAAAGTTTCCATTGGCGGCGATGGCAAGGCGATCTGATTCGTCTACGCCTTTAATAATCCATCCAATGAACACGCCCATGTTGTGGATAACTTGCGCAAGAGACGCGATTGCACCTTCAAGAAAATTTCCATTCATCTGGATGTCGAGCATTTCCGTTTCAGAAACGCCATTTTTAATCCATCCGATAAGAATCGCAAAATCATTGATAAGATTTCCGAGAGCAGTTATGATGTCTGCTACTGTTTCGGCCGCAATCGTGCCGAAATTTACGAAAGCATCGTGCCAATCAGATTTCAGCTGAAATGCTTCTGCTTCGCTTTCACTACCAAGACCACGCACGGCGACAGAGATAGCTTCGAAACCAAGAACTGCAAGGCCAGCAACGGGATGCCCGCTAATAGTCAAACCGATTCCGATAAGCGTCATGACCAAATCGCCCAAATCGAGGTCAAGGTCTTTGACGACTTTTTGAATTGTCTCGAATGCAGTAGAGATTTTCCCCTGCCATTCCTCAGGAATCAAATTCCAAATAGCTTGACCGAGATTAGAAAGGGCTTCTTTTAGCCATTTGATAGACTCGCCAAGTTTCCCATCAGTCAAAGAAATATTCCAGCCTTGCGTAAACCCAAGACCCGCAAGGTAAATCAAATCTTTGATACGGGCTAAACCTTGCCGGAAATTTTCGCTGTTTTGATAAAGTTGAACAAATCGACCAACGATAAGGGCGACCGTCCCGGCTACTAGAAGTAGCTCTGGATTAAGACCACCAACGATTTTCCCGAGCTTGTATGCCCAATCATGAGTGTCTTTCAACGCAGTAAGAAGCGCATTCCCGATAGCCCATGCGGCAAAACCGGCGCCGATAGCAGCAACAATAGGAGCAAGTTTACGAAGTTTTTCCTTGATTCCATCCACAGTGTTGCCAACATAGTTCTTGAACATATCGTAGCCGGACAGGTCTACATCGCCCAAGATGTTGCCAGCAGATGCACCGCCGCCAGAGCCAGAGCTTCCCTGTGTGGGGTCGATGATGTTCAGTTCATCAAAGCCCATCGTGTAATCTTTGAGAGCTTTGGCGGCTTTCTTGGTGGAGTCTGCCGTGTCATCCATTGCGTCACCAATGCCGCCAACACTGTCAGCGCTCTTGGTGAAATCAGTAAACACAACCTTTACACCCATCAGCTTTGCCACCCACTCAACAAACTCTCGAATGAGCTGCACAGCGGCAATCAGCGGGGGAAGAATGGATTTCATAGCAGGGTAGAGCAGAGAGCCAACAGACTTCGCCAGCATATCCAACTGCGCTTTCAGAATCTTAATCTGGTTCGCAGGGCTTTGGATGGTCTGCGCAAGGTTGCCCTGCACATTGGCAGTCTGCTTCATAATTGCAATGTAACGCAGAACCGCCTTATCGGCCTGAGACAGGCTAGAAACCTGCTTGTTAAAGCCCAAAGCAAGAAGCTCCTGCTGTAACCGCGCCTGAGACAGATCAATGCCCAAGCGGCGAATAGGCTCAATCTCACCAGAGATTGCGGAGGACATTGCGGTAAAGGTTTCTGCAACGTCTTTGTTCCAATAGGAGCCTTCGTCATAGGCAAGCTGGGTCAGGTTCTTAGACAGAATGTATGCTTTGTCGCTGGTCAGGCCAAACGAAGTACCCAAGCTCTGGATGGTAGCCATGTAAGTCATCGCTTTGGTCGGGTCAACGCCAAGCAACCCCTGCATCTTGCTAATGAGCGTATCGGCTTCACCGCTCAAATTGCCCATCGCATTATGGAACAGGTCTGTTGCTTCATAGAAGTCGTTAAACTTCGCAACAGCGTTGCCAAGATACTCAGCGATAGCTTTCAACGAAACCAGCTTTGCCATGTTTCGCATAAAGCCGTTCATCTGATTGGACAGACTGAGATAGCTCTTGCGCTGCTTTTCGTTGGCAGCAGTCACACGGTTAGCCTGTGTCACAACCTTGCTCAACTGCGGAGGGAGCTTTGCAAAGGCGTTGCCTACTTTGTCAAGCTGAGATACAAGGGGAGCAAGAGCAGCAGAAATCTTCTGACAAGAGCTTGCAAAAGAATCAAGGTCAGTCGCTTTCAGCTTGTCGGTCAGGTCAGGGACCTTTCCGATCGCATTAAAAGCACTGCCAAGAGCTTTAAGGTTCGATGCGTCCAGAATGGACAGCGGAGCCAAAGCATTAGTGAGCTGAGTAACGCTTCCAGACATGGAGTAAAAGTCCACGCCGTTCAAGTCAGACACAGCCGCAGGAATCTTCTTGATTGCGTTCACGACCGTGCTAATGCTCTTTGCGCTTGCGGTCGGGTTGACGTTGGAAAGCCCATTCAGAAAGCTGGTAATTTTGTCCAGCCCGGACATTCCGGCGGATGCCTGTTTCAGCGTCGCAATGGAACTAGCCAGCTTATCAAGGCTATTTACGACCTTTGTGACATTGCCCTTTGTCCGCAAATTAGAAATGGCAGTAGCGAGCTTGTCGATATTAAGCTCTGCACCCTGCGATTCCGCAGAAATCTCTACGGATAAGCTCGTAATATCAACATCAGCCATCACTACCACCATCACTTTCCATCATAGAGAACATCATTCTCTTGATTCGCTCCTGCGCCTCAACTGCGCGTTGGTATTCATACTCGTCTTTCTCCTTTTGAGTAAGGGGAATCGGCCTATCCATGTACTTGATGGGGCTAGACCCTTTCTTTCGGAACATATTGCCAACCGTAGAGGAAAGCGCAGACGCCATGTAAAAGCCATTTCTCCACGCTTCTGCGTTGGCTCTGCGTTCTCGCAGCTCCTCTGCGTCACGGTAGACCTTCGCCAGCCAGACATCACCGTACCAGAACTGGTCGTAGGTCATGCCAATGGAGATGTAATAGGCTTCTACATCGTGGAACAGCTTAGAGAAAGAGAATGGCTCTCCCTCTCCGTCTGTTTCCTGAGATTGTGCGGTTACACAACCTCCCACGTTGCGTTTTTTGCGGTCTTATCCTCGTCATCGGTAGCAATCAGCGACTTGATGGAATCTGTGTACATCTCCGCAAGAGTGGCCAGCAAGTTTTCCTTGTTCTCAATGTGTCCAAGCATATCATCGATCAACTGTCGCTTGATTCCCTTGTTGCGGGCAATGAACGCGCCATAGAACAGAGCTTTCGTGTTTTTGGCGGGGTTAATGCCGTTAAGGAACTCATAAATCTGGAAGCCGTTTCGTTCAGCGGCTTCGGCACTCTCGCGGGTGAAAGTCAGCTCGTAAGTGTTCTTGCCATCGGGGGAATGAAAGTTGATAACCTTAGCAGCCATAATAAATGCTCTCCTTTATAAATAGGGGCAGAACCAAATCCGTTGTTCAGTTCTGCCCGGTTTAATTGATTCGATTTTTGCGGTTTAGCCGCCATTAACGGTCAGGCTCTCGCTGAACTTCGGGGTAGAGTGGAAGATGCAATTGATGGTCATTTCCACGACCTCGTCCACGCCAAAACCGGACAGACCGACCTGATGCATACCCTGCCAAGTGAAGCCGGAACCGTCCTGCATCTTCAGGGCGTAGTACTTGTCCACGTTGCTCTCAGAGGTATCGTCATAACCAGCAGCCTTGACAGCAGCGTAGTCGGTCTTGTTGTAGTTGGCGGTAAAGGCTTTGGTGTCAGCCTGAACGATGCCAAAAATCTGCTTCTGCATACCATCAGACAGGGTGGTTGCATCCAGAAGGTTCGGGTCGGAGATCAGGTCGGGCACATCCTTAATGTCGCACAGTTTTTTCAGTGTGCTTGCGGTCTCGCCGCAATAAAGGGTGGTATTCAGACCGGAGATAGCAGTACTCATAGAATGTTTACCTCCTTAATTTCGGTAAATCATTCCGTCCTCCCCGATTGTTGCCCCGTAGCTGCACTCAATCCGGTAGACGGAATTGTTATACAGCCCATTCAACGGGGCAAACGACTTGCGATAAAAGTTAAGCGGTTCAAGAATAGAATCCACGATTCCAACAATGGAGCGTGCTTCCGCAATGCGTCCGGTTTCCTTGTTGGAGTAGACGCGGACACGAAGGGATACGGCAGCATACTTACTGTGTCCGGCAGAATCAATGTGAACAGGAAGGTTGCTGTTTTCCTCTATCTGCACACACGGAAACTTTTTAACGTTGCTGTCATTGATTTCACCAGTAACGAAGATGCCGGGCACTTGCTTTCGTAGTTCCTTAGCAACAACCGTGAAGATAGAATTGAAATAATCAATCAACTATTCCAAACCTCCCTCCACGTTGCTTCGACTTGAGAAGCCATTTCCTCAACAGCCCCCCACATAGCCATAGCTGGTTCGTTGCCGCTGGTGTAATTCAGCTGACCTTTGCCGTCTACTTCCTTAACTGGAGTGCCAGCATTGCCAGATTCACCATAGTAGTACCATCTGCGGTTTGCGCCTTGCCCTTTGCCGTAGGAGCCATGCGCCCCAACGCCGGGTGGCAGTTCGCCACCATATCCGTTGTGATGTGCGCCAGTGCCAAACTCGATAAAAGCAACCGACTTGCCCTCTGCAATAATGGAACAGGCGGCTCCGTTCTGCTCAACATGGCAAGAAACATCGTTGCTACCAGCATACTGTGCGTTCGCAAAACGAACTTTTGCCACGTCAAGCCCTTTGTCAGCCAACGCCTTTGCAAACTCCTGCGCCTTTTTGTTCAGGGTGGCTTTGTACTCCTGTATCTGACGTTCCGCATCACGAAGTCCGGCATCGCTCAACCTCACTTTAATTTTCACTTGCAGCCACCTCTTTCAGCGCATACTTCGTGTCTGTGATATGCTCTGCGACCTTGACCACGATGTAATTGAAGGGCTTTGAAACGTCTGTCTGAAGCCAGACGTGCGTACCTTCATAAAGCGGTGTGTTGTGCTTTTTGCTGGACGAACTTACAACGTAGCTGTAATCCGTGAACGCTCCAAAAGGGTTTGCTTCCGCAGAACCAGTAGGAGGGCTGACGTTCAGCATCAGTTTTGCGGGGTCGCTCCAAGATTTGTATGCGGATTCGCCAGTCTCGTTTCCCCACTCGTCCACAACAGGCGTTTTCTCGCCGACCGGGTTTGAATACCACAGCGGGCGCTTATCCAGCGGGCTTCCATTGAACATCAGCCGATAACACCTACTCTCGGAACCACTTCGTTAAGCAGGGACTGTGCCACATCGGAACTTTCCCACACACGAGTGATGCCATTGTTGGTGTAGCTCGTCTGTCCGTTTGCACCGATGTGGTTGTACAGTTCCGCTGCAATGCGTATCTGCAACGACTGATACTGCAAGGGCAACTCGTCCGGTCTGTTGCCGAAGGGGTAGCCCTGCGCAAATATTTTGTCTTTGGCAAAATCAAGCAGCAGGTCGAAGAGTGGGTAGTCCTCGTCCGTGATTTCACGGTCAAGTGCAGGGGCGATGTACTGTCCCAGCTTGACTGCCGCTTCGGAATACTGGTCTCCCATGCCGCTTTCCTCCTTTCGCCTTAGTAAGCCTTGATGCAGTACACAGCGTCCATGCGCTCAAAGGACGGCAGGACGATTTCAGAGACGTAGATGTTGGTGTTGACGGGATGCACGGTCTGCTCGGTGGTAACAGCAACGCCAGTGTTCACAACGGAAACCTGTGCGTTGGAAATGCCAGCCATCAGGTCGGCTTCCTCAGGGGTGGCAACATAGTACATATTGCCCAGAGAGCCAGAAGGAGCCAGCACGACATAGCCATCAGGCAGGTACTTTTCAGCAGCAGCGGTCTCCTCCGACTTAAACATCTTGTCGTACAGATGGATGCGGATGCCGGATGCGCTTTCGACAACAGAACGTGCCTCGGAATCGACAAGAACGGCGGTGGCGGTTTTCATAACCGTCAGGAAACGGTTCTTGATTTCATCCGCAGCAATCATCTTGTGGAAAGTGTTGGTGTTCATGTAGGCATCGGTGATAATCTCACCAGTGTTTGCCAGCACGGTGTTTGCGGCAGTAGTCATCGTGGCGATGGGGGTTGCAGTAGTAGGAGCATCCCATTTCTCCTTGGTAGCCAGAGCCTTGTAATTGGACTGCTGCCAAGTGCCGTCCGGGTCGTAATCGTAGATGTAACTCACGCCGTTGGATTCGATGGAGATGCCGGGCTTGCCAGTCTTAGGAGCCAGAAGCTGCCACACCATTCGCTCAGGCACAATGCGAGCACCTGTAATAAGCTGTGCGGTATCATCGTAGACACGATTGATAACGTCTGCCGCAAACTCCTGATTGGTAGCCAGAACAGAGATAATCTTGCGGCGGTCTTCCTCATCAATGTGAGTGCCCTCACGGAAGAACGGCATACTGGTCTCGGTCATCTTGATGCCCTGACGAGTACGGAACGTAGCCTTAGTGTCGAACACGCTAGGCTTCAGCGAAACGCCAACGCCCTTGTGACCACGCAGCCACTTCAGTTCCATGCTGACCTTCTTACGGGCAGGGAACAGAGCATCAGAAGCATAGGGCTGCGCATTGGTCGGGTCATTCGTCCAGTAGGCGGCAATCGCAGCAGGGGAGAAGATTTCATTCAGATTCAGTGCCATAATTTAGTCCTCCTTACTCGCTCTTTGCGCCAACATCGGTACGACAGAAAACGGCGGGAACAGCCTTTTTCAGAGCGGCAATATCGTTTGCAGAATAGGTAAAGCCAGACAGCTTTGCCTTGTCCACATCAATAACGCCCTGAATCAGCAGTGCGCCATTGGGGTTGACGGCAGGGTCAACAGTGTGCAGCAGAATGCCAATGGCATCGGTAGCCGCATCAGCAGCGCTGGTGCCAGTGGTGGCAGCAGCTTTCAAGCCAGTCTTTGCCATAGGATAGCCAGCCGGAACAGCATTGGTCTCCTTGACAGTAAAGGGAATGGCAACGTAGGTATCAGCAGCCAGAATAGTGCTTTCAGGAGCCGATACCGGAGTATTGGTGTACTTCATGTTTTCCTCCTTAATGGAAAGCAGTCATTGCGTCACTCGATGCCTTGTTTGCGTCTGCACGCTCCTTCGCAAAGCGTTTAGCAAAGGAAACGCCTGCGCTATCTGCGCCGTCACCATTGCCATCAGCACCCGGAGGTGTGGGCATATCCTTCAGCAGAGAAGCCTTGTATGCGGTGTCGTGGGCAGTCATAAACTCCGACTGGAACTTAAAAACCTTGTCCATGTCACCGTCAGCCAGTGCAGATGCAGCCTTGTTGGCAAGTTCAGCGTCATAACCCTGTGCAACGAACTTCTCACGGTAAGATGCGAGGGTCTTTTCCTTGACGAGGTTTTCCTTGTCGGCAGTCAGGGCTTCAATCTGTTTCTGCATCTCTGCCATCTTGTCAGCCTGTTCCTGTGCGGCATTCTCGTCATCGGTACGCTTTGCCTTGAGCTGCTTCTTGTACTCGGCAGCTTCGCCATTGGCTTTCGTCACGGCGTTGCGCAACTTCTCAACCTCTGCGTTAGGGTCTGCAACCTTTTCAAGCGCAGAAATGATTTCATCGGCGGTCATGCCCTCTTTGTAGGCATCACCAAGCAACACATTGAGTTTCATATCGTTAATTTCCTCCTGCGTTTTTTTACCGTTGCTTCCCTGCAACGCTGCGAAATTTGTATCCCGGCTTCCCTGCCGTGTTTATAGCAAAGGGTTATTCGCCCTCTGTTTCTTTATTGGTATCGGTAGACTGTTTGTCTGCCATGTCCCCGGTATTTGTGCCGGTAGCGTCCTGTTTAGGCTGTTCCTGCGGCTCCGGCGCTTTCCCATCCTCTCCCAGCTTGCCAGCAGCAATCAGGAAGGGCTTGCTCATTTCGTAAGCAGCTTGCGGGTCTGGGAACAGACCGGGCGTGGTGAACGCCAGCTGCGGGTCAATCGGCTGCTGAATCATCTGTGCGAAAATCTGAACTTTGCTCTGCTGGTTGTCGTACTGACGGCGTGGCAGTTTGATGTTGATGTCACTTGCCATCAGCTTAGAGCCAACCGTATCACGCAAGATTTTCAGCATTACAGACAGGCTCTGACGTTCAGCATACTTGAACATATTCTCGTACTGCTGCGCCCTTGCTTCGGTGTGATTCCAGCCATTGCGGACGATGACCGCACCCACATTGTCGGACGTTGCGTTCTCGCTGCCAGTGGCACTAGGCATGGCAGTCAGACTGCGGTACACGTTCAACATAGAATCAAGCAGGGTCTGGCTCTGCTGCTGGTCAAGCTCGTTTGCAATCTGAGAAACAGAAGCGGGCAGACCAGAAGTGGATTTTAGGCACATTGCGCCAAGTTCCTTTACTTGGTCAAGCGCATCCTTGTCCACAAGGCAGTTGGTAAACACCATGATGGACTGGATGAACTGCGCCACACCGTCCAAACGGTTGCTTTCAAGGTCGTTGATGGCATCCAACACAGGAATAGCTGGTTCAAACAGACCCATCCGCTCCGGGTTCAGCTTGTATTCGACCATCGGCAGCATTCCGAGAGAATGGTTCTCCGATTTCGTAACCTTGCCGTTGTCGATTTCAAAGTACTGGTTTGGCGTATACACGCAAATTAAGTCGTTCAGGTCATTCTGATAATTGCGTGGGATGTGCAGCACGTTGGCGATAGGCTTATGCCCGATGCCGGAGTTGTAAATCACATACGCCATATCCGGGTCGGGAACGTCCACCAGCAAGGGTGTTTCGTCCGGGTAGTTTCCGTTGTACCCCTTGTCAGGAAGAACGATGCGGTATCCCTGTCCGCACTCCAACATCCACTGCCAGAGCCGCCGATCAAGCGCGTCCTTGCCCTCATACTGCAAGGCGTTAGACAGGCGAGCAATTTCCTCACCGTCACCTGTTGCTGTTTCAGACCGCACATAAGAGCAAGGAGTGCCGCTCATGTAGCCGGTGTAGAAGCCAACGCACTCGTTGGCATGGTTCTCTACAATGCGGTTGGTGATTTCAGCGTGGTACTCCTTCGTGCGGTGGAGGACAGGCTGGCTACCCAAGTAGTAGTTGTGCAGAAAGCGAATCTCGTTCTTGTTCAGCAGATGAATGGGCTCTGCCTTGCCCATGACAACTTTCAGCACGTTTGCCCGATTGATTTCGGTCTCCGGCGTTTCAATCGGTCTGCGTCCGGTTAGCGGCTCATTCAAAAATCCGCCAACAACCGTTTGATACTCAGCCATGTTTTCCTCCTTTCTAGCAAAATAAAAAGCGCAGCAAGACAAACCTGTTAAGGTCTATCTCACTGCGCCAAAACTGCGCTTCAAAAGCTATTTACTTTTCTGGCGGATGGATGATTTTCACCCATCCTTCCCTTGTGTCTCCTTCGATAACGCCCTTGCATCTGTCGCACTTGAAATGGTATCGTCCGTCCACTTCGCCAAGATAGCGGTTGCAGCGGACGTTCTTATAGATAGGGTTCTGCCGGATACAAGGGCAACAGATTCTAACTAGCATGAGCGCTCCTTTCGTTGGATTTCTGGAAACAGGCTGTTGAGCACAGACCTGTCAGAAGCTACCGGGAAACTGTTCGCGCTTCCGGCTACGCTAGTTAGTTGTCGGGACTAACAACGTAGTTTTCCCGCCTAAAAGAAAACCACAAATGGTCACAGATTTCGGATTTGCACCAATGCCTACGTCTTTCGACGTGCAGCTGCCTGACCGCTGCAATCTGTGATAAACCCGGCTTAATTGGAGCCGCTGCTCTTTGCAATGTGAAAAATCTAAAGACATTGCATTGAGAGCCGGGAATAACGGAAGAGGTAGTTTCAGGAGAATATCCCATGCAAAGCAAGAGAATCGTTGTGCTGCGTGGTGGGTTTGAACCACCGATTGCTGGCATTGTTAAGCATTGGGGGCACCAGCATTCTCATCCGGTAGAGAACGCAACTCATAGAAACCTGTGACGAAGAGCGACCGTCGCCACAGGAAAGAAAGGAGTGGTATTCACACAATGAAGGGCCGATGAGCAAAATGACAAAATCTCATCAGAAGAATACCTAACGGAAGTAGCAAGCTTCCTGCTTATATTGTAAAGCAAAATATAGCTGAAAATCAAATTTTTGTTTCCAAGCACCGCTATATATGACACTTTTCTCAAAAAGGCCTCTTGACAGGCTCAATTTTGCTGATTCCGTTATACAATTCATCAGCAAGTTGCGACAGACTGTCCGGTGCGTCATCGTGCGGAACTTTGCCAAGCTGCGTGAACATCGTGACCTGTTCCATGAATGCCTTGTACTCTTTCGACTGGTGCTTTTCGTCAAGGAAATAGAACCGTTTGATGTCCGGCGCGTACTGGATAATTCTTGACAGCTTGCTTTGTCCACTTGGCGCACGCTGGCTGCGGACAGAGCAGTGATAGCCCTGCTGCCGAAGCTGGCTGTCTACCACGTCACAATATTCATCGCCGCCATTGTTGGCTTCGCCACGCACCACATTGATTTTATGCTGGATGATTTTGCCAACAACTTCCGGTCTGGTCACGGTCTTATCGCCATTGTTGAACACAAGGTCAGGGATGAATACGGCATCACCGTACACATAAGCGATGGGACAGGCGGTGAAGTCGCCGCCGCCCCATGCAATGTCCATGACCATGAGCTTGCGATCAGGCTCACCGTCAGGCAAAACGCCGTTGAAATACCGCAGTTCATCGGCAGGGAACAGCAGACCTTCACGCACATAGGGCTTACCCATGTACTTTGCCCACCATGTTGCATCGTCAATGCTGGCTTTCATATCAGCATAGTAGGCATCGTCAAACCCAACGCCATAGTCATAATTGAAGTTGCTGTGTCCGTTCTCGTCCACCGCAGGAATCACCCGGAAGCGGTACTTCGGATTGTCCGCATACTGGTTTTGTATGCGTCCCAGAGGGTCAAGCACATTCCAGCGTGTGCCAACCATCAGTTCCAATGCGCCCTGCTTTTTACGGTCTTTCAGCTGGTTCAAATAGGCATCGTACTTGTTGTTCAAACGCTCAACGTTCAGGCTTTCTTCCAAGTCCTCGATCAAGTCATCGCTGTACAGAACGCCGCCCTCGCCGATTTCAACAGCACCAGTCAGCGTGCCGCCGATTGAGCGGCAAGTCAGGGTTGGGAAGCGCTTCTTTCGGTTCAGGTCAACGCTTTCGTCCTTTGCGCTCTTGTCCACAAGCTGAACGTCAGGGAATATTTTGCCCCAGTTGTAAGTTACAGGGTCGGTGATGATGGACAGCACTTCACCATAGAAGCCATTGGTCAGCTTATCGGAATGTCCGCTCATAACCGATGCAACGTCAGGACGGTTGCCCATCAGCCATGTGATGAAAAATATACAGAGCGTACTTTTTCCAGTTCTCGGAGGTTGACTAACCCCAAGAAATTCTACACGATGGAAAAACAAGTCCTCTAGGTCACGAACCAGCGTCAAAAGAACCTTTCGTCTCGGCTGATAGAACTTCTTCTCTGGCGAACGATTCCATTCAAGGTAGATGCAATAGCTGTCGAACACGTCCTTTGCTTCAAACAGGTATGTCCGGCCGATAATGTCATAAACCTTCGCCACGTCCTCGCCTGTTTTCATCTTGCCCATCATGGCTGCGCAGACAGAGCGTAACTCACCAGAGTATTTGTAGGCATCGAACCGCTTGTCTTGCGGCAGGGTGTCTCTCAGGTTCACTACCGCCTGAAACCAGTCCTCATAAACCTGTGCTTCGGTCGGATTTTGCTTTGCATACGCTTTGATGCTGTCAATGATGGCGATACACTGCTTTGGCTGCATAAAAAAATAGGCACCCCCTACCTGAAAATGTAAAGAGTGCCTACAACTGCACAAAAATCAAATATTCGGTTTTATAATGCGATTCCAGAAATTTTATTTCTCAAAATCAATTAAAAGAACTGCCCGACCGTTTCTAACCCTTTTTCTACCTTCTTCATTATGCTGTTTTCGGAGAGATATTCCATGCCTTTCAAGGTAATCTGTGGGTGAATCGGCTCTACAATATGCGGGAACTTATTCGTCAGGTCTTGCGTGTAGACCAGACCGCGAATGAAACCGTTCATTTGCAGTTCGATCATAATCTGCTCCCAGTCAGAGACCTTCATCTTCATTGCTTTTGCAGAGATAAGCTCATAGTCAAATTCTTCATCGCCCTTATGCTTATCCAGCAGTTTGAGAATCTTGTAAATGGCATTAAAGTTGTCCATGAGCTACTCCTTTCACTGGTTATATAAAGTAGGTTTCGGTTTTTCATCCCCAAGCATTAACTTGTAGCGAAGATACTTTTCAATAATACTGTGTCTTTCTGCCAATGTGCCGTAAATAAAAACGAGAGCATCTTTAGCAGCATCGTATTCATTCGGAAAAACGACAAGTTCCTCGTTTGCAAAGGTTACGGTGCAGTTTTCCGAATGACAGGCTTCCAAGAACCGCTTGATTTCAAGGAATCCCCCAAAGTCAAGCATAGACCGCAGTGTGATGCTACCATTCTTAACAATCAGTTCTTCTCCCTGCATATTATCCAGCCTTTCTCTGTTCAGCAATCCGATACCACGTCTGGCGGGTCACACCAAGCTGCTTGGCAGCATCCGTGACCGTGAGAATGCGCTTCTCCACCTGCTCATGAAGAACGTCAAAGAGGTTGCGGTCATACTCAGTGGGTTTGCGGCCTTTATAAACGCCTTTCTGTTTCGCCACTTCAATGCCCTCTTGCTGACGGTCAAGCATATTCTGCCGTTCAAATTCGTTGATGGCTGCAATCATCGTCAGCATCAGTTTACCTGTGGGAGTGCCTGTATCTAGGTTCTCTTTATCACTTGCAAGGTGTACGCCGTTAGCTTGCAGCGTTTCGACCATTTCAAGCAAATCTTTTGTGCTACGGGCAAGGCGGCTGAAATCGTGGATAAACACGGTATCGCCCGGCTGAACTGATTTAAGCATCTTCTGCAGCTCTGGTCTATCCATATTCTTGCCAGAGACCTTCTCGATAAACCAACGATCAATGTCATGCCGCTTCAACGCTTCTACCTGTCGTGCTTCATTCTGTTCGACAGTGGATACACGAACATACGCTACGTTCATTCAGAACCGCCGTCCTTTACTTCTCTTATCTGATAAGCGCCCGTTCTAGTTAGCTCCCCGTTGTCCGGCTCGACAACAAGCCTGTATCCCAGTACTTCTAAAATCTGAACCATCGTAGATAACTTCATATCATCGGCCAAAACACGAGAAGATACGCTAGAAATTTTTTTATAATCAAGTTTTTTTCTGAGGTATTCGTATGTCCGATGCTGCTCTTTGATAATCCCACGAAGAATTTCGCTGGAATTTACCTTGTTGTTCGTAGCTGCCATTTTTTTGCCCTCTCTTCCTTTGGTATCATTATACGCTTTCTAGCGTAAGCTGTCAAGAGAGCAATTCAGCCCTAGTGTATATATAAATATACTATACTCTGTAAATACAGAGTATAGTAGTATAAGAATGTTAAACTTTTTACATGGAAACGTGTATACGCTTTATTTTTGATTTGTTCCGAATCTGTAAAGTATATTTTCTTCAAATTTCCATATTGACAAGTGTTCAATATCTGGTATATACTATCATCAGCAACAAAGCGAGGTGATGAAGTTGCAGAAAGCAGCAGAGCCATCTAAAAACGAATCTATGCGTATGGTTTCGTTCAGGCTTAGCGAAGAAGATATCGAAAAAATCACATTTTGCGCTAACGCTCTGGATGGAACCAAGAGTGATGTTGTGAGAATGGGTATTGATCTAATCTTCAACATTGCAGAACGCATAAAAAAATAAGCTATCAGCACCCACCTACCAAAGTTTAGCTGATAGCTTATCCGTTACAAAAAGAAGGTACTGCAACCACCAAGGGGGCAGTCTCCCTTTTCGGAATCTATTATACCAAAAAGGGCTGCTCTCCGCAAGAGTTAGGAGCAAAAAACATGAACTTTCCAACGAAAACCGAAGAATTTCTGAAAACCCTCGCCCACGGCAAAGAGCCGACCAGCGAGGACAGGGAGTACGCAGAAGCGCTGGGTAAGCTGTCCGAACTGAACTACCGGGCAGGATACGAAGCGGGAGCAACCAAAAATAAGGGCTGAGTTTTGTGCAAGTCTACAAATTTTGACGTCAACGCTATCGAGTGCTATATGTAACACTTCTTTTCTTGACTTAACACAAAATAAGGTTATACTAACATCACCAGCAAATGAAAGGAGGTGAATAAACATGAGTAGTCCTTACGCCGAGCGGTTCAAGCGAACGCTGACGATCAGTATGACTGACAAGCAGTTTGAACATCTGCAAGCGTATTGCATCAAGAAGCGCGTATCGTTGTCCTTTGCGCTTCGAGATGCGTTCTTTACGCTGCATCCCATCCCGGAGACCGATGAAAAAGAATAAGACGCTCGCTAAAGTTTGGCGACCACAGCGAACGTCTTATGAAACACTCAGAGAGTATAGACCCTCTTTGGGTTATTATACCAGAGATGGCCTACTCTCGCAAGATAGAAAGGTCAAATTTCTATGAATAATAATCTCGAAACCATCCGAATCTTTTCCGAAGATGTTATCCCCGTGTACGACACCGACACTGGCGAAAAGGTAGTGCTGGGTAGGGAGTTGTACGAAAGGCTGAAAATTAAGACCGATTACACGCATTGGTTTGCAAGAATGTGTGAATACGGATTTGTCGATGGAACGGATTATTTCACGGATGTCAAAAATGTCACCCGTGACGATGGGCGTAAAATGCCGCAAAAGCAAATCGACCACATCATCACTCTGGACATGGCAAAGCACATTGCAATGATTCAGCGGACACCGCAGGGCATGGAAATTCGCCAGAAACTGATTGACCTTGAGAAGAACGTGTCTATCAACCAGTTCGCAGGACTTTCTAAGGAGCTGCAAGCAATCCTTGTGATTGACCAGCGCACCATGAAACAGGAGCAGCGCATTTCCGCTCTTGAAAACACTATGACCATCGACTACAATCAGCAGCGCGTGTTGAAGCGTGTCGTGAACACAGTAGTTATCAACGCTCTTGGCGGCATGGACAGCCCGGCCTACAAGAGCCGCAGCGTCTCTCAGAAGCTGTTCATGGAATGCAACCGAGACATTCAGGACTGGTTCAACGTGAACAGTCGAAACAACGTGCCAAAGAAGCGGTTCGATGAAGCTGTCGAGTACATCAAGAAGTGGAGACCGTGCGCAAACTCTGTTATGTTGGTTCAGGTCACGAACGGTCAGACTCAGATGCCTGTGTGAAAGGAGAACGAATATGATTAACGGCGATAAGTACGAAAACCTTGAAGAATACATCAGCGACACTCTGGAAAACATGGAGTGGCTTTGGAGAACGCCTGACGTTGGAGAAACCTACAATGGGAGAGTGATCGCTTGCAACGGCAAAGAGGTTGCGTGTGGCTATCTCTCCTACAAAGCAGACGAATACGGCGATTTGAGACCGTACCTGTGCGACAACGGAAAGATTGTCATGCGTGACATTAACTATTGGATGCCGATGCCGAACGTGACCAGCGCATTGAAGAAGTAAATAGCCAATAAGAAAAGCCAGTGGTTAGAGAACATCTAGCCGCTGGCTTTTTGTGTTATGCGTTAATCTTGAATGGCAACCACTTCATAAGAGCTATAACCAGTAAATCCACTCAAAGGATGAAGCTCAAATGATGCTGTTTGGCCCGAAGCAAGGCCGTCCATGATGTAAGTATACTCGCCGCCAACAGGGAACTCGTTACCGTCTGCGTCTTTCATCTTGTAAAGAACGACCACCTTAACCGCGTTGCTTGTAAACTGGCTGTTGTTCGTAACCTGTCCAGTGAATCGCAAATCGTAGCCAGAGCCACGCTTAGAAACATTCGTGACGGCCAGTTCACCAGCACGGACAATCTGATTGGCAGGACTTGCTTCGTGAACGTTCCAGTCCTCTGCGCTTGTCGTATACTCAATTCTTGTCGGCTTAACGCCATCAGAGTCAAAAGCGATATAATCGCCATACCAATAAGAATCACCTTCGCCAACCCAGTCCAGCGTTTCAGAACCGGTCTTTAAGACGGAGCCATCTTCGCCGTATACCGTGACATTCAGCGAAACAAAATCGACCGCCCAATCGGTGTTGGGATTTTCAACCAATACAGCGTAGAACACATAGTATCTCGTTTTACCGTATTCGTACTTGGTTTCAAGGTGACTATGGGATTCCTTAATGTTTATTGGCTGAACTTGCGTTGCGTTAGTTTCTTCCAACTCAACGGGAGCAGACCATTCATCGGGTTTCGTCGTTGCCATTGCGCTAATAGGCATAGCAAGCATCATAGCCGCTGCCAGAGCCGCCGCAATGATTCTCTTTCTCATTTTTGATTCTTCCTTTCTTTGGCGTGTTGCCTTTAGCTGATTATAGCACAGTCTAGGCTCCGAAAGGGGCCTTTTTGTATTTTTTGGAATTTTTGGAGACTTGCACAATCAGGTGGGTTCTGATTTGTGAAAGTGGGGTGGGTCTTTTTTATTTTTTCGGTGGTGGCGAGACTCACCTACCCCACCCCCGGCTCGCCCCATATACCCCGCCGGTGGAGACCACAGCCCCCAGCGCACCCGGAACGGCGATGGGGGCGCGGAGTGCGTCCGATAGGGCACGCCCAAACGGACAAGCAAGAGCATTAAAAAAAAATACGCAAAAAAACGTAAATACCTATTGACATTTACGCAAGAAAGCGTATAATATAATCAGACGCAAGAAAGCGTAACACCTACCAAATACCGTTACAAAACAGGAGGACAAAAACCATGAAAATAGAATTTAGAACAAAGACCAACGCAAACGGGCACGGCTATTATCTGTGCATTGATACCAGTACAAAGACCTTTTCCCGCGTTCCTGAAAACTTTGTATCTAAGGACGTGCCCGCCGTCTCTAAGCGGGACATGGACACACTCAAGGCGCAAGCCATCACAGACGGATACACGGAGGTATAAACAATGAAAAAGATCTATAAATGCAGTGACCTCTATACCGCAACATTTGAGGACGGTGCGTTAATGACTGGCACGCTTGACCAGCTCTATGCAGCCCAGAACAACCGCAAAATGACCATTAAGCCCGTTGTGTGGCTTTGGTGCAGTGACGGCGGCCTGTATATGGTAGACTACATCTTAGAGGGTGCGGGCTGGACGCTGGGCGTATTTGACACGCTGGCAGACGCGGAAAAGGCAGTGGCGGCATATAACGCACAGCCCGCCGCAGATATTGCCGCAATGCTCACGGCGGACGCTCTTAAACTATTTACCTGTGAGGTGGAGTGCAAGGCACTTGGCGACGATGGCAAACAATATAATGCTGTTTGGTGCCCCGATTATGGGCAGATTTATTATACCATTCCGGCAAAAATTAAGGTGCTGGGCTACATCCCGCAGTATAAGGAGGACTAAAAGATGACAAGAGCAGATGAACTAAACGCAGAAATCAGAAATCAAGCCGTGCGCCTGTATCCAAAGTGTGCCGGGCTTTTTGAACTGCCGCTAATGGTATATACTCAGATTGTAGCGGACAACCTAACCCGCTCCAAGCCGTACCGCTTGAGCGTTGAGCATTGCAAAAAAATTATTCTGGCAATGTCAGAGTTTGACTAATGGAGGGGTTACAGTATGATTACTCTTGACTTTTCCCAGTGGGCCGCCCTCTGGTATATCGGCGGCGTGATCTCCGGCGCGCTTGTAATGCTGGTATATCTTAACAGCTAATAAGGGAGGGCTAAAAAATGGATAACGCGGTATATATCCCGGTATGCCGGGGATGGAGTATCAACGGCACTGCACAGTGGGACGTTGTAGCGGTGCCAACCAAAAAGGCCTATAAAATGGGTGATGACACTGTATATTACAATGGTACGATGTATAGCGGGCGCAACCTGTACAGCACCAAAGCAGACGCGTGGGCATGGATTAATGACCGTTGGCACGATAAAAACAGCATTTCGCTTGACACGCTGCCAGACTTCTACACCCGCAACAAGAGAGGGGCATAAAAATGACGACGTTTGAAGAAAAGGTAAATACGTACCGCGAAAATAAGCGGCTCATTGAAGAACTTGAAGCAATGAATGACGCCGTAAAGGCTGAAATCATTGACATGATGCACGGTGCGTCGGAGATGATACAAGGCACCGCAAAGGCCATTTACAAAGATGTTTCTTCCGTCCGGCTCGATAGCAAGCTACTCAAGACGCTGCACCCGGATGTATACGCAGAATGCAGCAGCAAAACCAGCTACAAGCAGTTTAGCGTTGTTTAATGGAGGATTTAACAATGATTTATCCCGATAAAGTATATATCCCTGTTGTGCGTGGGTGCAGCGTGTGGAGCGTCGCAGAGATCGACACGGCAAAAGCCCAAAAAACACCTGATTATATTGTAAACGGCTATATCCATTATAACGGCGGTTTATACAGCGCTGGCAACGTCTTTTTGTCCGCTGTTGATGCGTGGGACTGGATCCTCCTTTTTCGCAGCTATCGCGGTAAAGTATACACCGCCGCAGAGATCGGTAGCATCCGGGAGGTGAACACAAAATGATATTGTCCTGCATCCTGTTCGCTTTTTGGTTTTTCTCTGCGCTGTTTAAAGCGTCTAAATGATATCACCCGGATACTTTAGCGAGGCTGCACCGATAAAAGCAACCCCGCCCCAGCCCAAAAGGGCGAAAATATTTTTGCGAGTCCTGTCTATCGGGCTTGTGCCGTGGTATACTATAAAAAAAAGGGGGCAGTTATAGCCCAGAAAAGAGGAAAGAACCATGTTAAAAGACGTTTCTAGCAGCGCCGCCGCCCTGTATGATGGAGGATGGAGAAGCGCAGACGCTGACCAGCTCCGCGCGGAATACGACTTGACAGAGGAAGAAGCGCAAGAGCTTTGCGCCGCCCTTGCAGACCTTGAAGAAAAAAATAAATGATTCCTACCCCGCCCACGCTGGCGGGGCTTTTCTTTTGCCTTACATCTGCTGAGGGCGCAAGGCTTTTATTTTGCCCTGCTATAATACAGCCGCATACAAGCGTTTACAAAGGCCTTTATTCCGTCTATGCAACTATACCGCCCACGCCACAAAACAGCGCACAGGGCTTTACAAGCGCTTTTCCTGCGGTTTGTACCATTCTACAGCCGCAGATACCAGACCGGAAAAAGCGAATATAATGCCGTCTGCGCCACGCTGGAGCGTATCACAGCGCCGCAGCACCTCCAGCGCATACCAGATACCAGACGCAACGCCGGACGCTGTACAGGCCAGCACAGCCACCATATTATAATAAGGTATATAAAAAGGGCAGCGGTTCGTCCCCTGTTATGGATCCATGTCAGACAGTGCAGCAGATCGCAGACCATGCCAGCCCGGCGGCGTCTCGATACTCCCCACGCTCAGCGGCTGGAGATCTAGCACCGGGTCAGCCCGGCACCCTCCACCCGGCGGGGCAATCCAGCAGCAGGGGCGCGGCGGGCGGCGCGGAACCATTGACGGCTGTCGCCGTATTTATTTTCGGGCTTTCGCCCGATAGCTAATAAGGGTGAGCAATAGTCGCAGAGTTCAGGCTGGAATAGTCGTATCCAATAGTCGTAAAGTCGTCTGACGACTAGCTTTTGAAAGTCCTATATATAGTATAGTAAAGAGTAGTTCGCCTATAGTCGTAGAGTAATAGTCGTAGCATTTTCTAACGAATCTTCGTCAAATAGTCGTGTATTTTTTGTGTGAAATAGTCGTTCGCCTTTTAGAGAAAGAGAGGTGCGATAGTCGCTAAGTCGTCCGACCACTCCCAAAATCAACTCTCGTTCAAATTTCGCATAATATATTCTTCCGCTAGTTATGTCTATTTCGTATAATAACCGTACTTATTATAGTATACAGATATAGTTACTCCCGATAATCGCGGATTATTTCGCATAATAACTCGTACCATCTGATTCTGTCTGTTCCTGCTTGTTTTAATTCCCAGTAATGCACTGTGATATTTCAAGTAATCCATAGTATTCTGCTAGGAATAGTTAATGCAACATTTCTACATATTCAACTGACTACAAAACGAAGTCAATTCTCCATGTGAAATAGTCGTAGACCATCCACCAGTCCGAACCTCACGCCAGTTCTCGCCTACGGTCTGCTCTGCTGGCTAACGGTGTAGCTTTGGAGATAGAGGGTTGTAGGGGGAAAGAACCTTTACAATCGTGGGAAGTCAGACCCATCAGTCTGCTTCTTCTCCCGCTCTCGGTCAATCCAATTAAGGGCTATTGGCTTCCAGTTGATAATAGGACTGCCACTTTTTGTTCTCCATCCAAGTCCCTCGTAATACCGCATGAACTGGTTGGCATACCTTGTCGTGCTTCCGTTGTCAATAAAGAACTCGCTAACCTCCTCGAACTGAGGAGCGCACGGAGCGCCCTCGTCTAATCTACTATGTTTATATTTACTATGTATATATCTACTAGTGGGCAATTTTCTGCCCGATTGTTGGGCACTATTTTGCCCGATTGTTGGGCAATTTTCTGCCTGATGGTCGTTACAGTTGGGCAATATATTGCCTGATTGATAGTCGAACAGTTCCTCATCGTCAGGATACCCAACGTAAATCGTGTTGGATTTTGAATAATTGCGCTTGCATTCAATCAATCCGGCGTCTTTCAGCTCTTTCAAGTATTCTTTGGCTATCCTTTCCTTCTTCCCTACCATGTCCCCTGCTTCTGCATTGGAACATCTAACAAACACCCGTCCTTTGCTATCGACCCATTCTTTACCGTTATGTCTTGACGTGAACGAACGATCAAGAAGGTCTACATAGATGACCTTCGCATTTGCGCTAATGCTCATCTTATCAAGAAATCGTGGGTAAATTTTATATCGAGGACGCACAATGTTTGCTGTTATGTACTGCATTTTCTCCTCCTGCAATAGTCGTAGACCTCTACAATGTGCTCACAGCCCCGTAGAGCCATGTCAGCGCTGTTTTCTGTGTTCAGTCGATAAGTTTGACATCTGACGCCAAAAGCGTTTGTAGGGCTTCTGTGCGCGTATATGCAAAAGGCTGCCATTGCTGACAGCCCATACACTTAGATTCCGTATTTGTCCTTTTTGCTAAGAACCACCCACCCCAAAAAGTTGAAAGAATTGCATTTTTCTACTCTTTCAAGCTTTTTGGCAGTAACAGCAGTTTTTACGCCATCGCTTCGTCTGTACAAGTTATGGAACAGGCAATAATCTCCTTGACGGTTCAGACAAGCATCACACAGACCGTATCTTCCCTTTCCTGCGTGCACGTTGTCTATGAACTTCTCCAATGCATCCATGTAGTTCTCCTTTCAATCCATCCAAGTATACTCTTGGAACCGTTGAATCTGCTTGTTAAACGTGATGGGAAGGTCGCCTATCTCGCCTTCCTTGTTCTTGCTTAGCCGGAACAGGTACTTGTCGGGGTTATCACCGGACAGAAGGATGATTGCATCTGCGTCCTGTTCAATCTGTCCGCTCTCTCGCAAGTCGGAGTTAGTAGGCGTTGCTCCGGGCTTGGATGGGTTTCGATTGAGCTGTGCCAGAGCCACCACGACAATGCCTGTGGTCTGCGCCAGCTCGTGTAAGGCAATGGATATGGCTG